TTATTAAACATTCCGCCAAACCACGCCAAGTCAATGACGATTACCGTTGACTATGTAACTTGGCAGGTAGTCCGTAATCCTAACTTTAGAGTCTTGATCGTCTCGCAGACCCAGCGTCTAGCCGCAGACTTTCTATACGCCATCAAACAACGATTAACTCATCCAATGTATGAGGATCTGCAGCAAGCATACGCTGCTGGCGTAGGTTTTAATTCCAAGTCCGCCTCCTGGCAGGCAACACGCATTACCTTCGGTGATGAACTCCGTGAGTCCAGTGAGAAGGATCCAAACATCGAAGCCGTTGGAATCGGCGGTCAGATCTACGGTAAACGTGCCGATATGATTATTATCGATGACGCTGTTACCTTAAGTAACGCAAATGACTTTGAACGTCAGATCAAATGGCTAACACAGGACGTCCGCTCCCGTCTTAATCCTACCGGTAAATTAATTGTTATCGGAACCCGTGTAGCTTCCGTAGACCTATATCGAGAATTACGTAACCCCGATAGATACCCAGGCGGCTTAGTCCCTTGGAAGTATCTTGCGATGCCAGCGCTTTTAGAAACAGATGAAAACCCAGATAACTGGGTAACTCTGTGGCCTGCATCCGATCAACCATTTGACGGACAAGGTGAAGATCAAAAGAATGCAGACGGGCTCTATCCAAGATGGAACGGTCGCAACTTATTCAACGAGCGACAATCAATGGACGCTTCAACTTGGGCCCTTATTTATCAGCAACAAGACATTTCAGATGATGCTATCTTTGATCCCGTTTGTGTGCGTGGCTCTATTGATGGTATGCGAAAGGCGGGACCACTTAATGCAGGTTATCCGGGTCATCCTAAAGACCTTAATGGATTCACTTTTATTTGTGGCCTTGATCCTGCTATGGTTGGTGACACTGCTGTTATCTGCTACGCTATTGATCGCAGCAGCCACAAGCGTTATATTGTGGACGCTCATAAAATTACTAGACCTACTCCGGCACAAATTAGGCAGCTCATATTTGACTGGACCGATATTTACAAGCCTAGTGAATGGATCGTTGAGAAAAACGCCTTCCAAGCATTCTTAACTCAAGACGAAAATATCAAGATGCACTTAGCATCTCGTGGCGTAGTTCTTAAAGAACACCATACCGGAAACAATAAATGGGATTCTGGTTTCGGCGTAGCATCTATGTCTACCCTATTTGGAACAAAGCAACAAGCAGATGGCAAGCACCATCGAGATAATCTTATTCATTTACCTAGTGATCAAACTGAGAACATCAAAGCTCTTATCGAGCAGTTGATAACTTGGTCTCCGACTACTAAGGGTAAGACCGATATGGTAATGGCTTTATGGTTCTGTGAGATCAGAGCACGAGAGATGCTCAACTATGGTCAATACGCACAGCACCATATGAAAAACCCGTTCCTATCAAACTATGAGAAGAGCAAACGAGTAGTAGTCAATATCGATGAACTACTTGCAGAGAAGGAAAGACAGTTCATCTAAGGAGATAAAATGGCAATAACACCAGGTTGGAAAACCAACAAAGAAGGCGAAGAAGAATACATTGACAAGGGTGCTGTAAAGACACCTCAAGTTAATCCAGTAACAGATGCTCGCTATGTAGCGGCTAAAGCAGAAGCAGCAGCAAAGGATTTTGTAAAGTGGCCTACTAATGTAGCTGGCCAAACCGATCAAGGTATGTAAGGATTTTAATTGTTATCAGTTAAAGAAATCACAGCGAAAGTAAATCGCCTACAAACTAAATACGCTCAGCGTGATGGTCGTATGCGTGATGTACTTTCAGTACGCCAAGGCGATATGTCAAAGGTTTATCCTGCGATGTTTTCAGAGGAGTATCCTCGTCCTTTAATTGCCAACCTCATTGACGTATCTGCTCGTGATCTTGCTGAAGCAATGGCACCACTACCAACATTTACTTGCTCCGCTACCAATACAGTATCTGACTCATCTCGTAAAGCAGCAGATAACCGTAGCCGTATTGCTAACTATTATGTAGATCGTTCTGAACTACAGGTTCAAATGTATACCGGCGCAGATTGGTACAACACATACGGAATGATGATTGGCGTAGTCGAATTAGATTACGAAGATAAAAACCCAACTATGAAGTTGATTAATCCATTTGGTTCATATCCAGAGATTGACCGCTTTGGTCGTTGTTTATCTTTAACTCAAATCGTTGGTATGGATGGACAAACACTTGCATCTCTATACCCAGAGTTTGCAGATCAGATCCTAAGCAAGAATCAATTTACACCAGGATCTCCATATCTATCATTAGTTCGTTACCACGACAAAGATCAAGATCTAATCTACTTACCAGAGCGTAAAGATTTAGTTCTAGCCCGTACACCTAACCCAATCGGTAAATGTATGGCTCGTGTTGCTTTCCGTCCTTCTATCGATGGTGAAGCTCGTGGACAATTTGATGACGTACTAGCAGTTCAGTTAGCACGTGCTCGCTTTGCAGTATTGCAGATTCAAGCAGCAGAGAAATCAATCCAAGCACCTATTGCTATCCCACAAGATGTGCAAGAACTTGCTTTGGGTCCTGATTCAATTATGCGCTCTGCTAACCCACAAGCTATCCGCCGTGTTCCACTAGAACTACCTGCTGGAGTATTCCAAGAGTCAGGTGTACTAGAGCGTGAACTTCGTATGGGTGCTCGTTATCCTGAATCACGCAGTGGTCAGATAGATGCTTCCGTTGTAACAGGTCGTGGAGTTCAAGCATTACAATCAGGCTTTGATACACAGATTAAGGCAGCACAAGCACAATTCGCAAGAGTATTCACCGAACTTATTGGTATCTGCTTTGAGGTAGATGAAAAGATTTTCGGTAGCACAGTAAAAGAAATTCGTGGCGTTGACGATGGCACACCATACACAATGAAGTATGTTCCATCTCGTGCTATTAACGGAGACTACACCGTAGATGTTCGCTACGGAATTATGTCTGGACTAGATCCTAACCGTGCTGTTATTGCATTACTACAGATGCGTTCTGACAAACTTGTATCTCGTGATTATGTACGCCGTGAGATTCCAGTAGAGATTAACGTTTCTCAAGAAGAGCAAAAGGTTGACATCGAAGAAATGCGTGATGCGCTTCGTGTAGCAGTTGCTCAATATGCACAAGCTATTCCAGCATTAGCGGCTCAAGGTCAAGATCCAGAGTTAATCATTACTCGTATCAGTGAGATCATTCAAGGCCGTCAAAAAGGTATGCAAATTGAAACTATTGTAGAGAAGGCCTTTGCGCCTGCTCCACAAACGCAGGCAACCCCGTTGCCTCAATTATCAGCAGCAGGTGTGGCCCCCGCTCCTGCCTCGCAGCCTACTCCAGAACAAACTGGCGGTGCGGCCCCTGCTCCTGGTAAACCTGACATTGCATCATTGCTCGCCTCAATCGGTGGCGCAGCTTAAAGAAGAGGAGGTGCAATATGAAAAAAGGAACACACGCTCCGGCGTCAATGTCTAAGCCAGTTGAGGGCAAGAAGGATACTTCTAAGCCAGCAGGTGGAAAGACTTACTTCGGCTTTACAGCAGCGGCTCGTAAAGGAACCAAAGTAAAAAAGGGCTAATTGAATTAGATCGGAGTACTGGCGTGGATGACAAAGATAACGTTCCACGCCCAGTACACCTTGCAGATGTCCTAGTTGTTATCACAGGTTTCCTGCATAATCTTGCACAAAGTGCAGCAGTATTTACAGAAGAATTATTAGAATTATCAGTTTATAACGCAAATAGAGAAAGCAAAGTAAATAAAGTTTGGTCAGACTTTGCTAATGATTTAGAAAAGATTCAGGAGGAAACAGATGGCGCTTGAAGATGCAGTAAACCCAATTAAAGGCGCATCAGGTCCTGGCAAATATGCAAAGCGCTTAGATCGTATGCCTGCTAATTTTTATGGTGATCAAAAACAAACTGCAGAAATTGCAGCAGGTGCACCTATCGCTAAGACTCCGGATGTTCGTCCGTTACCTCCATCAGATGTAAGAGAAGCAGCATCAACTAGAGCTGCAGATATGGCAGCAGTAACTCCTTTATTTGCACCAACACAACGTCCTAATGAACCAGTAACTCACGGTGTTGACGTAGGACCAGGCGCTGGATCAGATGCTTTAATGTTAAAGCAAGGTTCAGGAATGAATAAACTTTCAGATACATTAGCAAAAATGCTTCCATACGATACCGATGGATCAATAGCAATCCTTTATCAGAACGCTTTAGCACGAGGTAACTAGTGGCTGATAATCTAAAAGCAGCAGCATTTGCTGCAGGTTTGTCAGCAGCAGAACAGAAAAGAATAGATGATTTTAATAAATCTCTTACTGTTCATAAACAACTGTCTAATCTTCCTGCAGATGTAGCTAACGCAGTCTATAATAAACAGACTCCTGCACAACAAGCAAATTTAGTACAAAACTTTGGCAACGAAGATCCAACTGTTACGCAAAAGCGTGGTTGGCTTGGTACTGCTTGGCATTACACAGGTGGTGCTTTAGGTAACGCTATTGGTTATAGCGGTGGACATCTCCTTGCTGGTTTAGGCAATGTGTCAGATTTTATGACTCGCCTTTATCGTACAGGCGCTATTGCTATAGATCAAAATAAAGATATTGCTACTGCTTGGGATACAGCAAATGACAAAGGCGATAAAGTATTTAGCCCAGGTCGTATTGCTGAAGCCAAATTTAAGTTTGGTGCAGATGCTGTAGATATTGCAACTCGTATTGCATCAGGCGAAAAACCTGAAGAAATTATGGCTACAGCCACTCCAGATCAAGTAAAGTTTTTAATGTTGGCAGATCCAACTCAAATGAATATTCCTGGTTTTGGATCCCCTGAAGATGTTAAAGCAGCACGAGCATTATTTCAAGATACATTAGATTCAGTTAATGCTGCTAAATATTCTCCTGGTAGATATATTGCTAACCTTGTTACACCTGCTCAATTAGAAGGTTCAGGTTTATTTTATAAAGCCGTATCAGGAACTATTGATGCCGCTTACAGAGTTTTTGCAGATCCGTTAATTGTTGCTGGTAAAGTAAAGCGTGCCTACGATGTAGGAAAATATGCCCTTGAGGTTGTAGTAGGTAAAGGTACTGTTGCCGAAACTTTTGCTAAGCCTGGTGTTATTAATTTTTGGGATCAATACGGCGCTAAATTAGATCAATTATCTAAAGCACAAGCTGCTAAAAATCCTGAAGAAATTTTAAGAGTTAAAAAAGATTTACAGATTATGGCCCCAGAATTTGGACCAGCTGTTCAACAATCTTTAATCAAAGCAGATATTCCAGTAGTAGATGCTAAAAGCGCTCAGGCTTTCTTTGAAAATACTAAACAATTAGATGAGATGCTTAAAGGATCTGTAGGTCGTCAACGAGTAATTATTCCTCGCTTAGATCCAATCCGTAAGGCTCGTATTGCTGCAGTTACTACCGGACGTAAGGTATTTAACCTTGATGCTGTAGGACCAAAACTTGTAGATGATATGTGGTTTGGTGGCGCTACTGATGCAGATGGTATTGCTAAAACTATTATTGATGGCAAAGAAACATTTGTTAATGCCGTTAAAGCATCAACATCTTCTAAAGATGTAGCACGTTTTTCAACCGCTTATATTCAACAACGTATTGACCGTGCTAAAGCAGCCTTTACTATTGCTCCTTTATTTAAGGATGATGTATTTGATGTAACTGCCGCTAACGCTTCAGATCAAATTTATCGCTTAGCAATTATGGTTATGCCTAAGCGTGAGTCTAAATTACTTGCTGAAGCATTTGATAATATTGAACAAGTTGGTAAGAAAAAAGACGTTTATTATGGACTATGGAATACTATTGCAGAGGTTCGTGGATTAAACACAACTCAACCTGGTCAACAAATTGTTCGGTACCTTACCGGTAAGACTCAAGCAATTTATGGATTAGATGATGCTTTTAAAGATAAAGGTGCTTTGCCATCTGATTTTAATGCCTTTGTATCTGCTCCAAGTTTAAGAGATATTGACCGTGCTGCAGCTCGTAATGGTTTATTTCAAAAAATTGCAGGCGTAGCCAATACAGACCTAGCTAGCAAAATGACTAGCGCTTGGTCATTCTTGACTTTAGCAGGACCTCGTTATGCTCTTCGTAACGCAGGTGAGGACCTTATGGTTAACCTTGCTATTGGAGAATCTGCTTGGGGTATTGCCAAGAACAGAGTTCTTTCAACTCGCATTAATACTTATTTAGCCGCTGCTCAAAAAGCAGAAGGTAAGTTAGATTGGTCTACCAATCCACTAGGTATTGCTATGCGTCTTGTTAACAAAAAAGATGTAGATCGCATTGCCGGTGAACTTACTCAATTAAAAACTAAATTTGATAGCACAAGAACTGCTATTGCTGATTTAAATAAAAAGATTAAAACTCTTCCTAAAGGACACGCTGATATTGCTGTCCACGAAGCTGAAATAGCAAAACTATCTAAAGATATTCAAGGCGGATTAACTCAACAAACTCGTGAGATATTTGCTCGTACATTAACCGAGGGTCGTATCAATCGTTTGCGTGAAAGCCTTGGTATGAAACCAATGGCAGCAGATGAAATTGATATTATTGCTGATCAAATTAAACACGGCAATCTTGAAAATTCTTTAGGTGTAGTATCAGAGAGTGCAGCAAATTTTGCTACAGGTAATGACTATATTTCTCGTGCTGAAAACCTAGCAAAACAAACTGGTGTAAAAGTTCACGCTCTTGAAATTAAAGGTGGGGATTTTGTTAAAAAGCCAGGTGAGCGTGGATTTAAACCACAGGCTTTAAACCAACAAGATGAAGCATCTATGTATTCTTGGATGTCTCGTATTGGTTATTATGCTAATGATGAACTAGGTAAAATTGCTGTAGCTAATCTTGATGATCAAGTAAAGGCTTTGGCAGAAATGAAAAAGTGGGTTGCCACTAAACCTGGTCAACAGTTCTTAAAAGATGCTCGTTTAAGCAATGATATGAGCGAGGATGAAATTCTTAACCTTGCTTTTAATCGTGCAAAAGCTCATTTTGTTAAGCGCAATGGCGATCTAAATACAGAACTTCTTGACAAAATTAGAGTTAAAGATAAGTTTGGTAATCACATAGTAAGCGGAAAACTATCTATTGATGACCTACCTACAAATCCAAATGATATTCCTAACGCTATTGTAGGACCAACTCTTATTCCAGCGGTAGAAGCGGATCAAATTACTTCATCCGTTATGACAAATGGTTGGACATTCCTTGGTTTATCTAACGCCCGTATGTCTCGTCAACCTATGGTTCTTCAAGAAATGGTAAAGATCCGCAAAGAAATGCGTGATACCGGCTTTGAATCAAAATGGATTGAAGCACACTTAAAAGGTATTGATCCAAAGAACACAACTGC